CTTCTCTAACCCCTCGATCAAGTGCCGTCTTAAGTGCAGCAAGATTGATCAAGCAGAGTATCGGAAATGAGAGCGGATGGCCCATCAACTGGCCATTTCGCTGCTGGACGTGAGCAACATCGTCATCAACAAACAACAGGTTGGCCCCGTTTGCAGTGCAAGCCTCTTTGACTTCTTCTTTTGTCATTTGAAGCTCTGCTAGCTTATAGACGATTACCGCATCAGTCAGATGAGTGGTTAAACCCATTAAATCTAACTTTTTCAGTATCGAAAATTCAGCTAATCTGCAAGCGTTTCCGTTCAGATTGTCCGTCGCTGCTTTGTAGTCACCAGAGTTCCACACCCAACCCTTGGGAATTCTGAAACTTTCAACTCTCTCCATCCAATCATCATTCATGGTTGAATAGGTAGTCTTCTTCCAATTATCTAGAAGATGACGTTGGAGTGGCTGCAAATGATAATACAAGAGTTCATCTCCCATCGTGATGGGCCGGAATTTTCCGGCTTCCTCGACGATAGAGATTCTTACGAGATCTGACTCGCTTCCCGAGGCGCTTTCCTTCTGCGCCTCGTCTCTAGTTTTCATCCACAACTAATCCCTCCAATTTGAGTAATTTGTTGCAAAATCCTTTAAGGTATTTTCCACAGGTTTCCACTGACGAATGGAAGAGGTGTCGACAGAACAAGGGTAGCGAGTCTTGTTCCAGTCAACATTCCAGATCAGACTCTCGTCACGAACTCCAAAAGCATACTTCTGAACATCCGCATCAAAAATCGAACCTTTTCCTCCCTCCGCCCGTAGGCCGAGATTCAACTTAGGGAGACCAGACTTTTCCAACCGGCTCAACAGTCTAGCTCCCCCTCCTCCCTCCTTTACCTTTCCATAGAACGAAGCATGATCCGAGAGATTCAATCCATTACTGGAATTGAATTCCTTCACTACTTCACCTATGACTTGAACGATTTTATCGGCCAAGTCCCCTGGGATCGGTTTAGGGTTAGTTGATAATCCCTTACGATGTCCGCGTACAGTATCCACTCTGGTATAGTCTTCCATGACTGGCCAGAGATCCTTCGACTGTAAAAAAGTCGAAAGAATAGAAAGGCATTTGAGTGAACGAGCTTTAGCTCTCTGCACTACTTGCTTCATCTTTCTATGGATCACACCGCGAAAGAGATGTTTCCTTGTCTCCTTGATCACATCGCCCTTTGGCAATTCCCTGTGGTTTGGACTGGTGTCTTCCCTGACATCACCCACACCCTTCTGGTAATTTCGAGCAGTATACCATTTAATGTACGCTGCCACCTCGTCCTTACCAGGACCCAAAGTTGAGAGATAGCAAACCGCTTCCGTAAAGGATTCGGTCCACTTCTGCTTTTCTCTCTGGGAATTCTTTTGAGATTTGTTGCCTCCCGTAGGCATGCAATAATCCCATAAGACAGCCGTTGCACAAGCCAACGACTGAATGATCAATTTGAACCTTTTGTCTTTTGAGACTCTCGCGCAAGCTTGATCAGCTGCTTGCACGAGCCGAACGACAACAGGATGCTTTATGGAAACATCTACTGTCATGCGTTCCCCCGACTTATTCGGGGACTGGGACTTGCCCTTCACTTTGAAGGACATTTTTACAAACTAGCTTTGTACCAGTTCGCTTCTCCCGTCTTTAGGAGAAATAGCTATCTAGAATCTGACTTTTTGATTCTTGG